TATGTGGTGGGTTAGGATTGGGAGTAGCCCCGTTCATGTCTCAAACATTCTGTGATGTGATTGATGTAGTAGAGATAGACGTTGATCTAATTCGTTTAGTTGATACAGCAGAATATTTAGATCCAAAAGTCAATATTATACATGGTGATTTCTTCACTTATAAACCACAGCAAACATATGATGTAATACTTGTCGATATTTGGCAAGATGAACTTGGAGATTTTGAAAAAGAGGTAAATATTATAATGGAAAGATATGCACCATATATAAATGATGATGGATTATTATATTTTCCACTAGTTAATTTATTAGAAAAAGATAAGGCACCTTGTAACTGTTAAAAATAAACTTGGTTGTCTTCCATCTCTTTGATATATTTATATACGAAACCAAAAATAAATAAACATGTTAACAACTATCCTCGTATTAGCTGTAATCGCTGCTGTAGTATTCTTCTTAATGAAGAAAGGCAAAATTGCTGATGCTAACAACAACAACATTCCTGATGCTATTGAAAATAAAGTAGCTGAAGTAAAGGAAGAAGTTAAAGAAGTAGTAAAAAAAGCTAAAAAAACAACTGCTAAAAAAGCAAAAACACAAAAATAATATATGGAAAAAATTACATTGAAGTTATCTGAGTTCTATCAGCTCGAGGCTGAATTAAATGGATTATCTAACCAATCAACTGGTGAAGTAATTTCAAAAGGCTTATTGAGCGAAAAAATCAAATTAACTACAAAGTATTGGTTACATGACCTCAATAAGAAGGTTGCTGCTGAAAAAGAATCAGTAGAGAAACTTAAAGAGGAATTAATCAAGAAGTACGGTACAGAAGAAAACGGAGCAATCAGTATTCCACTTTACATTAACGAGGTAATCGATGAAGATACTAAAGAAGTAACTTCACGTGAAGTAAACCCTGACTTTATTAAGTTTCAAAACGATTTCAATGCTTTATTAGGTGAAGAGCGTGAGTTAGAATACCATGCTTTTAAACTTGAAGAGTTTGAAGGTGTTGAAACTGAAGGTGTTTACAATACATTCTTTAAGCTCGTTAAAGTAGAAGAAGATAATGCTTAAAATAGTTGAAATTGCTAAGGCATGGATAGCTGCGGCTAATCCAACTCCTGAGCAACAAGCTATAGCAGAATATCGTGCCGCAACGTGTGATAAATGTCCACATAGAAACTATGTGACAGCAATTAATACATTCGTCTGTGGTAAATGTGGATGTCCATTAAGTAAAAAAATATTTAGTCCTTTACCAGGACAACAAGCATGCCCAGATAAACGCTGGGAACAATAAAATAAAGTATATGTCAGAAAACAAAAAACTTACTGCTGAAGAGTTGCAACAAATTACTGAAATGCAACAACAGTACAACAAGTTCGTATTTGAACTTGGATCAATTGAAGCACAACTCCAAAACGTACTTACTACTAAAACGTTAATTGAAACTGAAAAAACTAACGTGTTAGAAGACATTAAAAAATTAGGTGAGCGTGAAAAAGAAGTTATCAATACTCTCCAAGCAAAATATGGTGCTGGAAATATTGATGCTCAGACTGGTGAAATAACTCCGTTCTAATTTAACTAATTTCTGCGTTTTACGTGTCCTTGTAAATATTTATCGTTAGGTAATCCCTAATATAAATTAAACAATTACAAATAAAATGGCAGAAATTATTCTTTCTCCTGGTGTATTCCAGATCGAATCCGATCAGAGTTTATATACTCAAGCACCACCAGCTCTTGGTGCAGCTATTGTAGGTCCTACAGTAGGTGGTCGTCCATTCGTACCAACTTATGTTACCACATACACTCAATATTTAAACATATTCGGTGACACTTTCAAAAGTGGTAGCTACTATTACGAATACTTCACATCACAAGCTGCTCGCGAGTATTTCCAAAACGGTGGTCAATCATTATTAGTAACTAGAATTATTAGCGGATCTAGTGGTATTAGTACTTATGCTCAATCTAATGTAGCTGCTATTGATACTTTAACTAGTGGTACTGCCTCTATAGCTAGTTTAAACTTAACTAATGCTGCTGCTGCTCAGCATTCTGCTTCTATTAATGGAACTTACACATTAAGTTTATCTGGATCATCTGTACAGGATGTTTACAATAATCTTACTGCTTCTGCAGCATACAGTGCTATTTCAAGTAGTGTGGTTAGTGCTTCATTTTCAACCCCAAATGTAATATTTACTGCTATTCCTAAAGGAACAGTAGGTAATAATTACTATGTTGTTTCAGGAAGTACTACAACTATATTTAGTGGAGGTGTTGACGTAAATTCATTTACACTTGAAGCATTATCTTGGGGTAACCAAATGAATAATGCTGTTACTTCATCTCAAATTGTTTCTGGATCTACTAGTGGTGGTATTTTACCAAGTGGTTCATCTCAAAACGTTCGTTGGGAAGTAACTAGTGTAAATACAGGAAGTGCAGGTGGTACATTCACAATTGTAGTACGTCGTGGTGATGATAATACTTCTCAAGAAAATGTATTAGAAACATGGGCTAATGTGAGTTTAGATCCTCAACAACCAAACTTTATATCTCGTGTAATTGGTGATTTAAAACCAGTATTCAATACTACAACAGGACAGGTTGATTTTACAGGTAGCTATGCTAACCAATCTCAATATGTTCGTGTTGCTTCAGTAACTACTCCAAACGTAGATTCGATTGATAATAATGGTAATTTTAAATCTACTCAGTATAGCGGCTCATTACCATTAGTAGGTAGTGGTTCAGCTGGTGGTGGATTTACAGGTGGTGTAGCTGATACCAACTTACCAAAATTAATGAATGAAACAATTACTATTACTAATATCCAAGGTTTCACTCCAGATGATTACAATCGTGCTTTCACATTATTATCAAATAAAGATGAATATGCATTCAATGTATTATTAGCCCCAGGTGCTGGTTTAGATACAGCTGCCTCTGATAATATGATTGCATGTGTTGAAGGTCGTGGTGATGCAATTGCAATTGTAGATAATGGTGTTTATGGAACTACAATTAATGGTGCTACTACAAATGCCGCTGGTGCCTCTAGCAACTACGGTGCTACTTATTATCCTTGGGTTCAATTATACAGCTCTAACTTAGGTAAGACTGTATGGTGTCCTCCATCAACAGTAATCGGTGGTGTATTAGCATTCAACGACCAAGTAGGTGCTGAATGGTTCGCCCCAGCAGGTTTAAATCGTGGTGGTATCCCATCAGTAGTACGTGCAGAACGTCGCTTATCTCAATCAGATCGTGATACATTATATACAGGTAATGTTAACCCATTAGCTACATTCCCAGGAACTGGAGTATGTGTTTGGGGTCAGAAAACATTACAACGCAAACCAACAGCTCTTGATCGTGTAAACGTTCGTCGCTTGTTGATTGCATTGAAAGACTTCATTGGTGGTGTTGCTCGCAACTTGGTATTCGAACAAAACACAGCAGTTACTCGTAACCGCTTCTTAAGCCAAGTTAACCCATATCTTGAGTCTGTAGTTCAACGTCAAGGTTTATATGCTTACAAGGTGATTATGGATGATTCTAATAATACACCTGATGTAATCGACCGTAACCAATTAGTAGGTCAGATCTATATCCAACCAACTAAGACTGCTGAATACATCATCTTGAACTTTAACTTAACTCCAACTGGTGCTGAGTTCCCTGCCTAAGGGACTCAGCCAGTTAATATTTATTAACAGCAATTAAACATTAAAATAAAATGGCAGTATTAAATCCGAACGAAATCATGTTTACAGCGTTTGAACCAAAAGTTCAGAATCGCTTTATCATGTATATCGATGGAATCCCAGCATATTTGATTAAAGCAGCTAGCGCTCCTGGATTCGAAGCTGGAGAAATTATCTTAGATCATATCAACGTTTATCGTAAAGTTAAAGGTAAAGTTCGTTGGAATGATATGACTTTAAGTTTATACGATCCTGTAACCCCAAGTGGTGCTCAAGCAGTAATGGAATGGGCTCGTTTGGCACACGAATCAGTAACTGGTCGTGATGGTTACTCCGATTTCTACAAAAAAGATTTAACATTAGATATCTTAGGTCCAGTAGGTGATATCGTAGGTGAGTGGATTGTTAAAGGTGCTTATGTAAAAACAGCAACTTTCGGTGAGTATGATTGGGCTAACGATGCAGCAATCAACTTGTCCGTAACAATCGCTATGGACTATTGCGTTCTTAACTTCTAATCACTCTTCATATTTCTTTTCTTTAAGCGTCTGCTTTGGCAGACGCTTTCCTTTTGCATATATTTATATACACAAATTAAATTAGTTTATGGCTGAATTAAAGTTACCAACTGAGGTAGTAAAATTACCTTCCAAAGGTTTATTGTACCCTAAAGAATCACCACTTTCTAAAGGTGAAATAGAAATGTCCTACATGACTGCAAAGCATGAAGATATTCTTACTAACGTTAACTTTATCAAAAACGGAACAGTTATTGATAAATTATTACAAGCATTGATCGTTACCCCAATTAATTATGATGAATTGTTAATTGGTGACAAAAATGCAGTGTTAGTAGCTGCTCGTATCTTAGGATATGGCAAAGATTATTCATTTAAGTACACTGATGATCGTGGAAATGAAAAAGAAGCAACTGTTGATTTATCTGCGCTAGATGAAAAACTAATAGACGAATCATTATTTACAGCGGGTGTAAACGAATTTGCGTTTAATACGCCTAAAACTGGGGCTTTATTAACCTTTAAATTATTAACACACGGTGATGAAAAGAAAATTGAAGCCGAAATTAAAGGATTACAAAAAGTAAATCCAAATGGTTCATATGACGTTACAACACGTTTAAAACACACTATCACTTCAGTAAACGGAGAACGTGACCAAAAAACAATTCGTGACTTCGTAGATAATTATTTACTTGCCCCTGATGCTAGAGCATTACGTGAATATTATTCTAAAGTACAACCTGATATTGAGTTGAAATTTATCCCTGATGAAAACTATGTTGGGGAGGGCATAGCTATTCCAATTTCTCTTAGCTTTTTTTGGCCTGACGCCTGAGTATAGACCTATACTATTTAAACAAATTCATGAAATAGTATTTCATGGACAAGGTGGGTATGATTGGGATACAGTCTATAATATGCCTCTATGGCTGCGTAAAACTACGTTTAATTTAATTAAAGAGCATTACGATAAACAAAATGAAGAGGCTGAAAAACAAAGTAATATCTTAAAAAATAAAACAGGTAGTAAAGATATAGCACGACCAAACATAGCTCCAACATATACTGCGAAGGTACCAAAAAAATAGGCACCTTCAATATTTATACGATGTAATACTATAGCATGG